CAGGATAGTCGCCAAAGCTTGTTTCCGATTAGCCTTAAAAGACTTCGCATAATGTATATTTCTGACAGTTGAAATTATCCGATTTCAGCTCATAGAACGACGACATTAACGATGTCGTTAGCACAATCGTCGCCGCTATTCCTGCCTTTTTTCCTACGTTCTCCCACGCTGTTTTAACCTCGCCTGTACTTCTGGCCATAGCCGCCGCTATCAAAATTTCGCTAGGGTCAATCTCTAAAAGCTCAGCAATTTTTAGCGCTGTTTCGTCTCCAATCGTTCCTCTTTTTCTGATCTGGCTTACTGCTTCTTTGCTTATTCCTAGCATTTGCGCGTTTTTGTAGTCGCTTCCGTATTTCTCTTTTAAATCATCTATATAGCTAATAATTGTTTTCATAAGCTTCCCCTAATATTTGCTTTTTGGTTAATTTACGCTTGACTATTGAAAATTACAATGGTTAAGCTATGCTTCACCGTGAAGCGAGGCTTCACCGTTTTTAACCATCATTGAGGCCAGCCAATGAACGATTATCAACTTGTTTTAGACGCGGAAGCCCTGCTTGATCGGCTCAAAATTCCCGCGATCCGCGCCGCTTATCCTTCTTGCCGTCTTTATCCGGCAATTCTTCGCGCTTATTGTCGTTATGCTCGGCGTTTTTATGTTCATTATTTGACCGTTCCGTCATTTCCGGCCGACGCTGGCCGCTCCCCTGACCAGTCGGCCGTAATCGGGCAGGGGGGCAACTAATGAACGCACTCGAACGCCAAGCCGACATGCTTTTCCGCCGGATTACTTGCAAACTCGAATCCGATTATTTTTCAATGTCGATTACTCGTCGCGATCGCATGAAACACGCAAAGGACCGCGCTTTTAGCCGTGCTGTTCGTCGCTCTCGTTTGCTCAAAGGGGTTAACTAATGTCATTTCACTTAATGAGCAATTTTGCCCTGACTCCAGAGCAACATCAAAAAATCTTGTACGGCGATTATTTCAACGGTGTTGACGCGCCTTTGAAAACGACTTTGCAAGTCAAAATCGAGCGGTCATGGGCGAACGAACAGGCGAGAAGAAAAGCTTCTTTGGTTCATGTCGTAAATATTGAAAAATCCGAGACAGACACGCAGGCCGGCTTGCCGGCCGGCGTGGATGGCTTGGATTTTGAAGTGCCCGTACCTGTAACACGGGCACTTAGTCTCACGGGTGATACTAACCATGAAAAATCATGCTAGTCGATTGGGTTACCGCTTATGTCTCTATGGACACAATCGGCTCTGATTATTGGCAAAAACTCCGCTTGTTGACTGAGCGCGTTATGAGATTCAAACCTTCTGAGGTATCGCATGGCAGTGATGATTGTTTCTTCCTCATTGACCGAGATTCGGTCGTTTATGAAACCGCCGCCTGGGAGTCTGTGCGTTCCGATTCCCATCAAATCGCTTTCCGTGTCGGTTCTGATGCTCTCTGGATCCAGGGAAGCCCCGCCCGTCTTTGCGGTTCGGGTGATGCGGTCTTCGGCGAAGGCGCAAGCGCCGCTCTAGATTTGTCGGGTTGTGTTCAGCGAATGGCCGCTTTCGTATCTCAAAAGCTCGATATTCCTCTGTCATTTGCTGATTCTTGCTGGAATGTTACTCGGATCGACGTTACCGGAAATCTTTTGCTTGATTCCTTGGAGTCCGTTCGCGAAGCGCTTCGTATTCTTCGCAATTGCGAAGGTGGGCGATATCGAGTGAGTCAGCAAGCAGGTGATACCGTCTACTGGTCGCATAAGTCCCGCTTACGATCTGGGAAGGCGTATGCCAAGGGTCCTCATATCCGGTATCAGCTCAAAAAGGAAGATTACTCGGGGCGTATTTACAACATGGACGAACAAAAACTGATAGACCGCCTTTTGCGCTTAGAGCTTAAGTTAGGCGCTCAATGGTTACGCGAACGCGCTGGCGTTCCGTGGTTTCTCTTGACCAGACAAGACCTCATTAAAGAATGGGAAAGTTATTTTTTCCGCATGATTGGAGATTCCGCCATGACAAAGAACGATGACGTTCGGCAACGTATAAATGCCGCCGCTTCTACGCCCTCTCGGGCCGCTTCCGCTTATGCCTGTTTTCTGCTTATTCGTGAGCATGGATGGGAAACCGCAAAATCATTGCATTCCAAGCCGACTTGGTATCGTCATTTAAAGGTTTTGCGTGATGCTGGTTTAGGCGATGCCGACATATCTGCCGGTAATGTTGTTTCGTTTCGTCGTCGTATTATCGAATCCCAGAATGTTGAATCCTGGTCACATCTCTTTTCATTAGCTGCATAGGTGCAAAAATGCCACGTATCCAAGATATTAAAATCCTCGATCTTGAAGAAATCACGTATTTCGACAAGGACGACCCGCAAAAGCAAAAGCCTCTTCCTGGCGTCGATGTCACTTTTAAATTCCCTGGCGAGAAACGTTCCGCAGTTGCCACGCTTAAAAAAGAACATCTCGAAATCGGTGTACATCGTCAGTTGGATGAAATGCGCGGTATGGGCAAGTTCGTTACTTTGAGCTTAGGCTGCATGGGTAACGGTAATCAAGTTACTTGGTTTTTCCCTGGTGAATCACGGGGCGGCGTTAAGCCCGTTCTTCAAACCGTTGAAAAACCGCCCGTGTATGACAAGTTTACTGAAACCCCTGCCAAGCCTGCCGCGCCTCATTCTGCCGAAGATAAAACTGATTTCGACCAATCAGAAAAATCCGCCCCGGCTTCCTACTTCGGCAAAAAATCGGCTTAACCCATGACTGACGTTTGCATCATTTCCGGTGCCGCTTATACCGCGCAAGAAATGCCCGGTCTTGATCAGGCGTCTTGTCTTTCTTCCTCCGGTATCTGGCAGGCTTTCCCTACCGATCTGGAACAACTTTTTATAACGTATTTTGCGTTCGATCAGGAGATATTTCTTAGCCTGATCGAATACTCAATCTTGGCCTTCATATCTGGCCTTGTAACCGGGTTAATCTCGAATTTGATGATTAACCGCACATAACCCGTTAAATTCCCTTTATTATTTTTTGGAGATTTTTTATGTCTATTGCTATCAATGATGCTTTCACTGCTGCTCAAGCTTCTCTCGGTTCCGCCGCTACTGGTGTAATTGCGTTGACCGCTGTTGTTACCGGCATCGGCCTGATCGTCATGCTGCTTCGCCGTTAAAGGTAATTTGTTATGCTAACCTCTGTCATCATGGCTTCTGTTTTGATCGTTGCGTTTCTTGCGGGGCTTTATGTTGGCAGGGGTTAGGATTTGTTTTTTTTTGTTATTGTCATTTTTTAGTTATTCGTCTTTTGCCGTTAATGGTTTTAATAAGTATTATGATAATCGCGATGACGCCGCCGCCGCTGCATGGGCTTATAAGTTAACGAAAACGGGTTCTAGTTCTGATTGTCAAAGTTCTTCTCGTACTTCTTGCGCTCAGGGTGGCACAAAATCTACTGCCGCTTGTACTGCTCTCGGGACTTTTAATGATGGTTATCGCGTTTGGTGGTATAACTCTCAGGTAGGCGATTATGTTTATGACTATTTTTGGGGTTGTCGTTCTACTATTCAATGCTCTGGTGGTAAATCTATTGATCCAGATTCTGGCTCTTGTTCTTGTCCATCCGGTACTTATGATAATGGTCTTGGCTCTTGTATTATTAAGCCTGCCGATTGTACATTACAAGAATTTAACGCTTATACCGAAGGCTGTCCAGTAGAATCCTCATATACTGGTTGGTCTCAGCATACCTGTTGGGATACTGGTTCAAACTCTGTTAAATCCGTTCCCGCCTGTGATCCTCAATGCGCTCAAGGCACTCACCTTGAAAATCATACCTGTGTTTCTAACCCTACTTGCGTTGGTGATCAAACCTATAATTTTGGCACTAATCATTGTGATGAACCCGTTTGTTCGGGCGGGCAAACTTTAGATTCTACCAATCATGTTTGTGTTGATCCTACTTGTAATGCAACTCAAATTTTATGTGGTCATGCCTGCATAACTAAATCTAATTGCCAAGCTGGCTATGCCTGGGCTTGTAACGAATATGGTATTGCCGAATGTCAATACAATGGTTGCCCTGATGGATTTGTTGGTGGATCTGTCAATGGTCATCCTTATTGCGCTAAATCTGGCCTTACGTCCAAAGCTACCGTTAAAAATCTTGGCGGCACTCAGCAGGGCACCACGATAACTTCCCAAAGTCCTGATGGCTCAACTATTACCACCCAATACCCCGATGGCTCGACCGAGACCACAACTACATCCATAAACCCCGATGGCAGTCTCAATGTTTCCACGTCTAAAACGGCTGGCGACGGATCCGCCGATCCAAAAATAGACATTGATACGTCCGGTCTCGCCCAGGAGTCAACCATTCGAGAATTGATGAGCGGTACCGCCAAACCTCATGCCGATGTAACGACGGGTTCATTTGATGATGCTGTTCCAACTCAAGCCGCCGAAGACGCTAGGCTCGAATATAAAAATACTTTTGATTCTATTAAAGCTCAAATTACCGCGTTGTTTCAGCCGTCACTTTCTGGTTCTGCTCAGCTTCCAATTATTGATTTCGGTATTATTAAAGGCTCACATGTTGTTGTTGATTTAAATCTTTATTCTGTCCAACTTTCCTGGATAGGTCTTACCATTTTGTTTATCGCTATGTGCATAGCTGCATATATTATATTGAGCTGATTATGATACTTGTCGATATTGTTAACGCTATTAATGATGCATCTGATCAAATTCATAAATTCTTATCTGACGAGGTTTATCAATTTTTAACAAAGTTCGTTGCGTGGTTTGTCAAATGGTCTGTTGTTGCAATGTGGAAAATAAAACTCGCGGTTTTAAAATTCGCATGGGATGTGGCACAGGAAATTATTACTAGTCTTAATATATCTCAGTATATAAATGCTGCATGGAGTTCATTAAACTCACAGGTTCTTTCCATGTTTGTTTTTTTTCGCGTCCCTGAGGCCGTTAATATTATCCTGAGCGCTTCAGTAACAAAATTTGTATTACGTTTTATTGGCTTCTGATGGCTACCTCCATTCATCATGGCCCACCTGGCTCATTTAAATCATTTACGCTCGTCCAACGCTTCGCCATTGATGCACTGAAAGAGGGAAGGGTGGTCATCACCAACATTCGAGGCTTCACCTCGATTGACCGCGTTCAAGATCAATTCCCCGATATTAAATTTCCTGATTCCGCCGACCTTCTTTTCGTCAATACCGAAGTCGAGGAAGGTCGCCGCTATATGGCCGGCTGGTTCCATTGGGCCCCATTCGGCGCCTTGATTATCATTGACGAAGGCCAGCGAATATATCCTGATCGTCGTGACTTCAAGCTCGAATCTCTCGATCAAAAAATTGTCCCGCCTGGTTATCACGTACAGGATATCGCCATCGAAATTAACGATGAGTACACCGGCCAAAGATACATCGTTCGCCGCCCCGAAGATGCCTTTGTTGCTTTCGACATGCAAAGACATTTCCAGTGGGATGTTTTTATCTCAACGCCCAACATTGCTAAGATCAAAGACCCCATTCGTGAAGTTGCCGAAACCGCATACCGGCACAAATCTTTGTCCGGCAAGCTGCCAAAGCCTTTGGCCGTTTTGTTCGGGTTTTACAATTCCTGGTATGAGTTTCAACATGATCCCGAAAACGGCGGAAAACTCACCTCTCAGATAATCGGTAAGCCGAGGAAATACAAAGCTGATGAAAGAATCTTCAACTGCTACCAATCGACAGCCACGGGCGAACATACAGACAGCAAGGCCGACCAAAGCATTCTTGGCGACCCGAAGCTACGCCTTCTTATCTTTGTTATCCTTTTTGCTATCGGAGGCTTTTTTTATAGCCTTTTCCATAACCCGCGCTTTAATAAAGATGATAAAGCGGGTTCTCCTGCTTCCGTTTCTTCGCCTTCTCCGGATCGTACAGGTTCTGGCGCTAAAGATTCTAAAAACCATTTTCTTGCGAGTTCTGACGGCGATAATAGTCATGTTCCTGATGAGCAAGGCCATAGTTTTTTTGATCGCCTAGGCTATAAGCTCCTGATTGTCTCTTATCAAAAGTTTGCCGACTCTCAACATGATCGTTTGTCCTTTATAGCCGATTCCGAAGATGGCCTTAAAACCGTATCGTTTAGGCAGCTCTACATCGAGGGCGTTCGCGTAGTCGTTAGCGGTCTCTGCAACCTGACGTTAATAGCGCCCGACCGATCTTCTGTAAAAATCGGCTGTTTTTCAGACCGGATCAATTCTTGTTCTGCTGTAGTCGATGCTCCTGGCTTCGTCATTCGTCGCAACTGTCGCAAGTATGGCGAACCCAAGCAACCTCAAGAAATTCCCCAAAACGCTTTGGTAGCGGCTGCTACGCAAATTGTCCCCTCAAACTAAGCGGTGCAGGCGCGACGCGCGAAGTTTACGGAGCGCCGCGCCAAACCGCGGCATATCTTCTATTACTGTAATTACGGTAATTATGTAATTATCATAATTACAGTAATAACTTTAATAAAAAGCGTAATGCGTTACGATAATTGAGCTTTGTTTGTTTGTTTGTTTGTTTGTTTCGTATGTGCTCTATCTTCTGCCCGGCTTGTGACCGTTCAAAGTAGGGCGCATTTTTCCCTTTGGTGGTCCTCTCGACATTTGCCCGCCCGGTAAACGGCAAAGCCCGACTGCCTTGGGCTGCGCTGTTTCTTCTCGATGGATAATGATTTTTGGTCCCTTGCCCCCCGTTCCTAAAAATAACGCTTTTTGCTGCTTGGAGGTGTTCAAACTTTGATGCCTACAGGCCCGGCGATCCTCGCCGGTCCTGCGCTTTTGACTTAAAACTGGTCAAACCGTCTAGGCCCGCCGTTTTCTCTTGATTCCTTGGTATTCACTTATCAGCTTATCCACAAAAATTGTGGATAAACCGCGCCACGTTTTTAGCCTCTCTAGCTCGTTCTGGAGCGTGTAAAGCTTTTGCTCCTGGTCTGTTAGTTCTAAAATCCTTTTTGCCGTCCATCTTCGATTTTTATAGCGTAAAACGCCGCGGCTGAACAGCCAGCCGTCCCAGCCTTCATGCCCAACGTTTTTCCGGTCCCACAGTAGCAAAAGCTTCTCTGCCATCACCGGCGCGCCGTCCGCATCCCATCTCCGGATCTCTTCGACGGGAACGCCGATCAATTCGGCCGCTCGCTCTTCGTTCAGGCTCACTGTATTGAACCGGATGTGATAGAACTGTGATTTTGCTTTTCTGCCGCGTTTCATTTGTTATCCTTGCAAAAAGTTCTAGGATAGCTGCCCAGGCTTTTTTTATGATTACCTTAAAGACTTCGCATAATGATGGTTCGGCTTATGTAGAAAAGCCCCGGTGGATAATGTCCGTC